TCAGACCGGTGGATGTTGTTCCTGCAAATGTGTTATCGGTGTAGCACACGAGATATAACCCATTGGTATCAACACTCGCGTAGGTTCCTGTGTTACCTAGCTTGTAGGATGTTTCAAAGTTCTGTGGAAAGAAGTGAGTAAAGGATACCATGTGCCTCTCGGTGGTATCGTTACTGGTGTTGCTGAACTTGATTGTCTTCCGTTCAAGTCGGCGATAGTACTTGGAGTAGTCTCTGTTATTGACGTTCATCATAACTAGAGCTGGAGTTACCTCTTGTAAACCGTACATGCAAGTGAAGATATCTCCCACAGTTACTACGTCTCCCTGTGGTACCTTCAATTGAATAAGCTCCACGTTGACATAAAGCTCATTGACGATGTTTGCACCCGCAGTGAATAACATCTTGCATACCAACTTGGTAAAGTGAACCCTGTCTCCTGTTCTGGATTGGACAGTGTCACCTCTGGAAAGAGCTGCATTAAGGTATAATGCTTTCGGAGTTGCGGTAGTGAGTGTACCTGTAAACCCCTCTGTTGTTGGATTGATTCCTCCATTGATTCCGGTATCTGAAAACAGGATGTAATGAGGTTCCTCAACGGCGCGCTCGAGTTTTGCGAGTCTGCCTTTTACTCCAACGTTTGATGTACGGCGTCGCGGCTTGGTACGCCGAATAGCCATGCGACCTCGTCTTAGCATACGTCTTACCATATTTATACGCAGAAGAAAAGAACCTTCCTCTGTTTAATCGATTGCCAAATATTTTTGAAAGTACAACAGCAGCACACTTTCTGTTGTATAGGTTTTGTGATGAGGAAAACATAAAGAAAAAAAAAAGTTGGCAACTGGTATATTTAATATAATTAAAATATACGGGAATTTTCTGGCGCTTCGCTGTAACACTATAGAAAATTCCTATATATATATTCATTTAATCAATTGGATCAACTGGATCAAAAGAATGACAGCACAATTATCAGGTTGGGACTTCACTTTGGGCTGTGAATATGCTACTAAGGAAGTGGTGTTAGCATTCCTTAAGGAGCATTGCAAGCACTGGGCTTTCCAGATGGAAAAGGGTGAAGAGACAGGATTCGAACATTGGCAAGTCCGAATTTCGTTGGGTGTTAAGAGACGCAAAGATGAATTCATTGCTCTGGGTAAGTCTGCTGGTATTACCAAATGGCGTGTCAGTCCTACTTCTACTGAGAATAGGTTGCCTGCTAAGTGTTTCTATATATTGAAACCTGAAACTCGCATTGACGGTCCATGGACTTCTGATGATAAAGTGACAACCATCCCCCGACAGATTCGTGGTATTACCTTGTTTGAGTGGCAGCAATATATCGTGGATGATGCTGATAAGTTTGACCAACGCCACATTAACATAGTAGTGGAGACGGTTGGTAATAAGGGTAAGACCATTCTAGCTCAACATTGCAGAGTTCATGGATTCGGTCGATCCATTCCTCCTGTGGATAACTATAAGGATATGATGAGAATGGTTATGGATTTGCCAACTAGTAAGTTGTATATCATTGACATGCCTAGGGCCATTGATCAACGAAAGATGAGAGAGTTCTACGCTGGTATTGAAGAACTCAAGGGTGGGCATGCATGGGATGATCGCTACTCCTTCCGTGAAAAGGAATTCGATTGCCCTAACATATGGGTATTCACAAACGTGCCTCCTACCTTAGAATATCTAAGTGCAGATCGTTGGGTTGTGTGGAATATCAATGGTGATAAGTTAGAACATCTTAATAGAGATCGTAATAATTAAAGAATCATTTTTTTATTAATATGTATTTGGGGCCTTCGGCCCAGCAGATGTTGGGGAACGGAACCACTGAGCGGACTCGCACCCCCAGTGTGGGCTCCGCCCACACTGTGGGCCCCTGCGCTTTAGTTAACCACGAAAGTAAAGAATAGCTTCGGTGGTGAAGTTCAGACCGGTGGATGTTGTTCCTGCAAATGTGTTATCGGTGTAGCACACGAGATATAACCCATTGGTATCAACACTCGCGTAGGTTCCTGTGTTACCTAGCTTGTAGGATGTTTCAAAGTT